TTATCAACTTTGATTTACCTTGGAGTTCTGGAGCTGCTACCCAGCGCAATGGACGAATTAAACGAGCTTCGTCGACCTGGCCGTCGATAGTTATCCAAGATTTGATTGTTCAAGGCTCTATTGAAGAACGCCAGTATGAGGCTCTTCAACAGAAGAATGCCTTAGCAAGCGCTGTGGTCGACGGTGAGGGTATTGACGATAAAGGTGGTATCCCAATGACAGTTGGAAGCTTAAAGTCCTTCTTAGCGGCCTCTGTGGTCTAATTTACCCAACAATAACCGTTGGGTGACCTTACAATTATCTAATGCCTAATGCACCTAAGACGCCTACGCGTACTATCCGCGTGTCGGATGACCTGTGGACAGCTGTTCAAAAGAAAGCTGCCATCGAGGGCGTAACCGTCACCAGCATCATTATTGCCGCTTTGGAGAAGTACCTCCAAGACTAACGGCGTGTCGTTTTGACTCTGTCAGTGGTAGCCATTATGTTCTGGCTATGGACATTAACACAGTAAAACAGACAGTAAAGCAGTACCTAAGCCTTAAATCAGAAATTGATTTACTAACCGATCGCTCTAACGAACTTAAAACTCGTTTAAAAGCAGATGTTCAAGAGCTCGGTAAAACAAATGAAAACGGTCACATTGTTCTTGAGGTTGACGATATTAGGTTAACTAACCAAAGAAAAGTTTCCAACCCTTTAGACATGGATATTGCAGAGAATCTTCTTAAAGAGAGAAATATTTACGAAAAATGTGTAAAGATGGTTCCCGTACTACAAGAAAATGAAATTTTAGCTTGTGTTTACACTGGCGAATTATCTGAAAGCGATATTGACAAAATGTTCCCTAAAAAGATTTCTTACGCGTTTCTTGTAAAAGAGATTTAATGTCCGATGATTTAATAGATTCTACTTTTTCTGACCTGGAAGAGTTTTATCCAGGCAGTAAACGTAAGCGAAAAGTTTCAGAACCTAAAAAGCGGGAGATAGAACCGCTTCAAGGGTGGGACTCAAAGCCATATGTAAAAACATTACCCAACGGCCGAGACGTTGAGATGTTTACTATTGGTGCGCTTGCGGAAGCACTAGGTCGCCCCGTGATAACTATCCGCACGTGGATTAAGGAAGGCTACCTGCCGGCTTCACCGTACAGACTCCCCTCTAAGAAAAATATTCGCGGAGAGGATCAAATGGGGCGTAGGCTTTACACACGCTCTATGATTGAAATCGTTATTGAGCTGTTTGGAAAAGCTGGACTTATATACATCAAACGTATAGAGTGGGCAGAGAACAAACAGCTTACTAACGAGATAGCAGAAGCGTGGGATAAGATCCGCGCAACCGAAACTAAACTAAACTAGGAGAAATCAGCCAATGGCCGTAGACAGAACAGACACACTCGCACCATCAGATGACGCGTTTTCACTTGATAACGCAGCACTTACAGATCGCCCAGCGCAAGCAACAAGTTCAGTAATTCAAGCTGGATGGGATGCAGCAGAAAAGGCATCAGCACCTGTTGGAGATTACCCAACAGATTTTAAGTTCATTGAGAACGAATACCAGATTATTCGTTTCATGGATCCAGAAGGTATTAAGGGACCTTTTGCTGTTTACAAGCAGCACTTCCTTAATCAAAAGACAAGCGGTAAGCGTTCCTATGTTTGCTTAGAGAACAACTGTCCGTTATGCATCCGCCTACAGGACAAGGCCGAAGATAAGAAGGCTTTTACTGTAATTAACTACAGCGCAGAGGGTGGGCCACAGCGTCAACTTCTCGTTGCTAGTTCAAAGTTGTTTAAGCAACTTGCCGGAATTGAACATTCTGGAGCAGGTCCTCTAACCAGCAAGTACTGGTCAGTGACACGTACAGGTAAGCAGCAAACAACTAACTACATCATTACTCCAATTAAGCCTCGCGATCTTGCCGAAGATGCTTCACATCTTGGTCTTGATGAGTCAGCTGGGGAATCAGTGTTCCAACAGTTCAAGCCGTTTGATCGTTCTGCAATTAAGGAATCGACTTGGGATGAACTTGAAGGCGTAGCACTTTCCCTTATTTAATAAGTGTGAGGGGCCGGGTTCATGAGTGCTCCCGGCTCCTCCTTTTTAATTGGAGATTACTTTGGAACACATAATCACGACCATTGAGCAACTCAATGAGATGGTCGAGCACTACATGACGCAAGACGCATTTGCTTTTGACGTGGAAACTGTTGGGGACCGTCGCGGTGTTCCTGCCGTAAACGAAGTATTGTGGATTAGCTTGTCTACCCACGACCGCGGAGATGTAATTCCTCTAGGTCATCCTCACGGAGAATTTATCAGTGAGACCTACCCACTTACTGGCGTAGGAGAAAAGCGCGTACTCGCGGGACTTCCTTTAAGAGACTCTGATTATTCTAAGGATAAGAAGAAGGCTCTAAAGACATTTGGGCCAGCACCTAAACAGTTGAACCCTGCTGAGGTATTTAAAGCTTTAAAGCCTTTGTTCTTTAACGATAAGATTTTAACTATTGGTCACAACCTTGGCTTTGACCTCAGCTCTGTTGCCAAGTACTACAAGGGTGAAATACCTGTAGGTCCTTACTTTGACACGCTTATGGCTTCTTTTCTTTACGACAACAAGAACAAGAACAAAGTAGGTCTTGATGATTGTTTAGAGCGTGAGCTTGGTTTTAAAATGGAAAAGGGTATTGGCCATATGGTCGAGATTTATTCATTCAACGAGGTTGCCAAGTATGCATACCTTGACGCTAAGTACACGTTTTTATTATGGAAAACTGTGCGCGAGAAGGTTAAGGCTGCTGACGTTGATTATGTAATGGGTATTGAGATGGATGTTCTCAAGGTTCTATGTGACATGAAGTTAACGGGCGCTCCTATTGATATGGAGCAGCTGCAGATTTTGCACGACAAGCTTAATATTGAGATTGAAGACGTTAAGAAAGAGATTTATTCGATCGCGGGAATCTTTAACATTAACTCCAACTCAGAGAAGCAGTATCTTTTGTATGGGCCAAAGGAAGAAGGGTGCCGTGGTCTTAAGCCTGTTATTTTGACTGGTAAAGGTGAGAAGAACGAAGGCGCATTAAACTACAAGGACTACTCAGTATCCGCTGAGGCACTAGAGCCTTTCCGCGAGACGGACGAGCTAGCTGGGGCATTACTTAAGTACGCTGATTTAAATAAATTGTTAAGCACCTACGTGATCCCGTACTTGGGCGGAGATGTAGTAAAGACTACAAACGGTAAGGTAAAGACTGAGTACAAGGACAGCCTTCTTGTAAATGGTCGCGTGTACGCAGACTTCATTCAGTGGGGCGCAGAAACTGGTCGATTCTCAAGCCGTAATCCCAACCTACAGAACATACCCAACCCTTCTGTTAGTGACAACGGTAGAGCGATTCGTAACTTGTTCAAGGCACCAGAAGGTTACAAGCTTGTGGTTGCTGACTACTCACAGATTGAGCCACGGGTTATCGCTGCAATGTCTCAAGACCCCATCATGATGGACAACTATCTGACGGGCGGGGATATCTATACAACAGTAGGTAACACTATGGGAGTAGATCGTAAGGCTGGCAAGGTTTTGGTGCTGGCTATGGCTTATGGTGTGGGACCAGACAAGATTGCTAAGAGCATTGGTTGTACCGTAAAAGAAGCTCGTACGCTTCTTACAGACTTTAGCGATAAGTTTTCATCTGTGAATGAGTACCGCACCTTGGTTATCGGCGTGGCGCGTAACTTGGGTTATGTAACCACGTTACTCAAGCGCAGGCGGTACCTGCCAGACATTAACTCTAGAGTGGTAGGCTTCCGAGCAAGCGCAGAGCGTCAGGCCTTTAATACTCGTATTCAAGGATCTGCTGCAGACATTATTAAGTTAGCTATGGTGCGTGCTCATAACTTAATTCCTAAGGAGTCAAAGTTGATACTAACCGTTCACGATGAATTAGTTACGCTTACTCCTGATCATTTAGTAGATGAAACAACCGAAGCTATTCGTGAGGCTATGGAAGATTTAAAGATTATTCCTATCCCTTTGATTGCAGACATTTCAGTGGTGCAGAGATGGGGAGACGCTAAGTGAGTTGGTTTTCTAAGTTCTTTGGTAAGGGTGAAAATAATTTTAACTTTGACTTTTCACCGACAGAGTTCCCAGCTAGCACTGTAACGCGTTGGTTTATCTACGATGTTGGAGTAGGCGATGAGAACGCACTTGCTGAGTACTTAGGGTTGACCCGTGTCAGCGAAGAAGGTAATACAAAAGAGAAAGAAGATAGCGACAACCGGTTAATTGAAATCAAAGACCTATTTTCATATATAGATTACATTTCTACCGTTAGCTCGGACGTTATTACGGCAGCTCAGCTAAAGATACTAAAAGAAAGCCCTGAGGTTAAAAGCCCAGAAATTCAAAAAGAATTAGAAAATGATTTAGATATGATGCGTGAGATTTATAGATCAGTAGCAGCAACTACGCTATTAGGCGCTATATCTATTGGCGTACGACTTGGTGTTTTAGAGCAAGGCGGGGTAGCCTTGGAAGAGATCGACCACGCCGGTACCACAACAACCGTCGTATCAAGGCGTGGCGATACCTCAACAGCAAGCGCCACAGACCCCTAATGCGCCACAGAATTACCCAACTATGCGTACACCTGTAGGTGATCGTTGCCCGGGTTGTGGTAGCGGTAACTATGGTGGTGCAACCCCTGACTCACGTAAGCGTTGTTACGATTGCGGTTACCCGATTCAACAAAGTGGATCAGGAATGGGAACAGGTATTGTTGGTCAAGGTGGTCAGTCTTCCGGTCCAGTACAAGCTGCAACACAGGTGCCAACAGGCGGGTTTAATCCACAGACAATCATTGGACATATTTAATGGCAACAGCAGAACTATTAAAAGTATTAAACGCAATCAATAAGAAGATGGGTGCTGATACCGTTGTATTGGGTTCAGATATTATTGATGTTGCCGATCGTTTTACTACAGGTTCTGTTGCTGTAGATGTATCACTTGGTGGTGGTTGGCCAGCTAATCAATGGCATGAAGTTATTGGTGAGGCAAGTAATGGAAAGACAGCGCTTGCTTTAAAAACTATTGCAGCTAATCAAAAGCGTGATCCTAACTTTACAACGGTATGGGTTGCAGCGGAAGAGTGGGTACCAGGTTACGCAGAGTTGTGCGGGGTTGATACTTCTAGAGTTTACGTAGTTTCTACAAACATTATGGAGATGGCATATGAAGCAGTTATTGAATTCACTGAAAGTAAAGCTGTGGACTGTATCGTTATTGATAGCCTTCCTGCCCTTGTTCCTTCATCAGAAGATGAAAAACAAATGGAAGAGTCAACAGTCGGACGAACAGCACTCCTAACTAATAAGTTTTTCCGTAAGGTGGGTAAAGCCTCTAAGCGCTCGCTGACAGAGGCAGAGCGCCCATTCATTGGGATTGTTATTAACCAGTGGCGTTCAAAGATTGGCGTTATGTACGGCGATCCTCGCACTACCCCTGGCGGATTAGGTAAGGACTATGCGTTCTTTACTCGTATGGAAGTACGACGCGATGAGTGGATTGAGGCGGGAACTGGACAGGACAAGCGTCGTATTGGTCAATCTATTAAGGTCAGAATCATTAAGAACAAGTCAGCCCCACCATCACAGACCGCAACAGTTGACTTCTATTTTGCATCCGGCGGTGATATCCCTGCAGGTGAGTTTGACTTTGCTAAAGAGATTGTTGCAATGGGTATCATTAACAAGGTTATTGTTAGAGCAGGTGCTTACTACCGTTATGCGGGTCGCCAGTGGCAGGGTAGTGATGCTATGCTTGCTTCCATACGGGAAGAGCTAGACCTGAAAGAAGCCCTTGAACGGGACGTGTTGGACTCAATTAAAGCTGGGTCTAAGCATGTAGCTGTAGAGTCCGATGAGGACTGAGGGACAAAAGCAGTCTAAGAAGCACGAGGTACGGCTAGCCAAAGAAATCGGCGGACAGCGTTCAGCTGGAAGCGGGGCTTTTTGGAGTCGTAAAGGTGATGTCCGAAGTAGCGATCTACTTATTGAACATAAGTGGACGGGCAAAGCTTCCTTCACTGTCACAGCGACAGTTTTGGAAAAGATTGTTAAAGAAGCAATTCTTGACAGTCGGACACCCGTCCTCGGAATCAGTCTTAACAACGAGAACTACGTTGTACTCACTGAAGATGATTTTCTGGAACTTCGCCAGAATCTTCAGGAGTGTACTTGTACCAAGACAACGAACACGTAGAGAGTTGGCGTTACAACGCTAAGTGCCGTGGATTAGACACGGAGCTTTGGTATCCACCAAGAGATAAAGCAAAGTACAAACCAATCGCGGAGATATCTAAAGCCGTTTGTTACGGTAAAGATGGATTACCTGAATGCCCTGTTCGTAAAGAATGCTTGTTGTATGCAGACAAGATGGATGAACAACACGGTATCTGGGGCGGTATGAGTCACCGCGAACGCAACGCATTAAAACGCAAAGCAACAAAAGCGGGAAAGACTTTAAAGGAATGGATAGAAATTAAAAAAGCGTGATAGTGTCCGCGTATGACAAAACCATACAGATCAACTGGTTCACTCGATGCTTTTGTAAAAGCCGGTAAGAAAGATACTCGAGTACTTGGCTCAGTAGAACGCCACGTATTAACAACCCCTAGAGACGAAGCTCCTCGTAGACACGATGTTTTACACCCATCAGAGATGTCAGGGTCTGATTGGTGCCACAGAGCCTCTTATTTCCAGCTTCTAGGGCATGCGCCGGCTGATCGTAAGTTTTCATTCAAGCTGCTTTCTGTATTTGAAGAAGGCCATTCCATCCACTCTAAGTGGCAGGGTTGGTTTCATGGCATGGGTAAGTTGTATGGTTTGTATAAGTGCCGCGGGTGCGGTTCTAAGTTTTGGAATATGGGTAATACTCCTTGTTCTGATTGTGAAGCTGTTGAGTGGGACTATAACGAAGTACCGCTTAACTATGAACCTTTGCGTATATCAGGGCACTCAGACGGCTGGTTAATTGG